ATAGGTTAATTAATAAGCAAGGTGTTGCTTTAGATGATGCGTGTTGGGCAGTATTCGGACATGATGAGGAATTTACTGAAACAGTAATTGAATCTTTTGCAATAGTAGATTCTGATAGTTCTCACTTGGACTCGGATAACTGATGAGTCTATTTAAAGAGAGGAAATTTGCTAAGCCATTACCAAAATTCTTACCTAACTTAGCTTTACAAGGTAATCAAGTACAGGTGTATGAGCTTGAAATAAGTAAGTTAAACGCTGATAAGCGACATGGAATACCAATACCAAACTCTGCTTACGAGAATGAGCTTGATATAAATAGGGCAGTATTACTACAAACCCTACGTAAGAAATATTTTGTCAATGCTAAATATCGTGGAGAAATTGATTGGGATATTATGGCTATTGCTGAAACTCTATGTGTACTACCTATTGCTAGGAATATTATAGTAAAACTAAGAGTATCAAGTAAAAAGTATACAGACAAGCTACATGATAAGGAAGGATATTACTACAACTTACGTACATGTCTACCTGCTATGAATCCTAATAGTAAAAAATATTATCTTGATAGTTTAGTAGATACATTCTATCAAATGATTAGAGATGGTCTTGATATACAAGATATATCTGAACAGTTAGTATACAAAGCTACAACATACTTTGGTCTTGTGCGTTCTGATGGTAGGTATAGTATAACTGCTGAGGATATGCAAACTACTGTACATAGTGCAGTAGTTAGAAACCTACCACCTTCTCTTACTTTAGATGAACATAAGGTAGATAGAGAAGTTGATACAGTACATACAATAATTGCGAATGCTATGAGTGGTGTTGATTCTGCTATGCAAATAATTAACAGAAACAAAAGACCTTATAAGTGGCGTTATGATAGTGAGTCTGGTGGTTGGAAAACGTTTAAACAACCTTTCAAGCCAAAGAAGTATGCTCGTAGAATATATAACGAACTTAAACTTATAAGTAGTAGGTATATGTCATGGAGATTAGGTCAAGCCTTAAGATATTTACCTTCTATACAGGAAAGTATCTTTGATACACCTACTGATTCAAAAGTTAATGACTTATCAAAAACTGATGAGGACTTAGACATACCTCAAATGGTTATGCCTAAGTTCATTGATAAGAAACTAGACAATAAAATTCGTAAAGATACTGAGCGTAACTATAAACACGCAATAGATTACCTATCTGATAGAGGTGGTGTACATGGTAAAGCTAAACACCATAGATTCAAAGGTATTAAACCTATTGTAGAAGCCTTAAGAAAACTAACAGTATCTCAAGGCGAGTATGGTGTAAAGCCAAGACAAGTACATAGAATCATTACTGATAGAAAAGTATTTAAGCGAAGGAAACACGTAGCAGGTGGTAGCTTAATGATTGATTGCTCTGGAAGTATGGGATTCAGTAGTGATGATGTAAAGGAAATTGTTAATTTGTTACCAGCTAGTAAGATAGCTGGTTACGTAGGGTATGGAAGTAGTATCGGAGATGACTATGATGGGGATATAAGACATATCGCCCAAGATGGTCGTATGGATATTGAATCTATACATAGCTTACAAGAGTATGGTGCAAACTCAATAGACTATGACGCTTTAAAGTGGTTAGCTAAACAAGAAGAGCCAAGAATTTGGGTATCGGATATGCAAGTTGTTGGTGTTAATAGCGAACAAGAACATAGAAATTCTAGTACTTTATCAAAGGATAGAGTAGAGGAAATTATGAGATTCGTTGCTTTAAATAATATAATACCTATAAATGAGATTGCTGATGTAAAGGAATTTGCTAGACAATACTCTAAGTTTGTAAGTTAAAGCTACCTAACTGCCTAGCAATAGACAAGTATCTAGCAATAGATACATAGGTAGCTTATAAATCCCCCCTCTTATGCAGGCACTCTCGCATAAGGGGGGGATTTTTTTTTGTTTTTTTACCTATGCATATGCATATGCATATGAACACTCAAATAAATTATCTTGTTTAAATCCTTGTACATAGGGTGAGCTATGATATGATTACCAGATGAACGATAAGAAAAACATATCAGAGCTAATTGACAAAGCGTATGATAAAAAACAGGGGGGTATTACTGCTTGGTATTTACAAGTACCTGAGGAAGTAAAACCATTTATAGAAGGCATAGAATTGCTCGTTAAAGAGGGTAAGAAACCAAACTCTACTGCTGTTAGCAGGATATTAAAAGAGGAATTTAATTTCTCGGTATCAAGAGCTGGTATTAACAGGTGGCTAACACACTTAAAGGATAAGGATAATGAAAAAGAACGAGGAACAGAAGTTAGTTAAACTATTAGCAGAGGTTGAAAGCGATAAAGTTGCAGACCTTAAAAGTAGTAACAAGCGATTACTAAGGCAGATAGAAAAACTAAAAGATAAAAAAGCAGACTTAATTGATGCAGTATATAAGGGTGCTAAAGATGGTATGAGTACAGTAACTCTACCAAAAGTTAAAGCACCTAAAAAATCTAAATCTAAAGGGCAAGAAATTTGTGTGCCTTTACTAAGTGATGTCCAACTTGCAAAACAAACAGACACTTACAACTCTAAGATAGCCCACAAGAGAGTCATTAAGTATGCAGAGAAAATCGTGAATCTCTCTCAGTTGCAGGGTGAAAGCCACACTATCAAGAGATGTGTTGTACTTGCATTAGGAGATATTGTTGAGGGAGAATTAATATTTCCTGGACAAGCACACGAAATAGACAGCTCACTATATAAGCAAGTTACTGTAGATGGACCTGCTATGTTGCATGAGTTCTTTCAGATACTGTTATCTCACTTTGAAACAGTTGAATGTCATTGGGTTATAGGTAATCATGGTGCCTTAGGTGGTAGAAGTCGTAGAGATTATAACCCAGAAAGTAATGCAGATAGAATGCTTGGTAAGATACTTGAAACTATGTTTAAAGATGAGCCAAGAATGAAGTTCCATATACCAGAAAAGAAATGGTATACAATAGCAGACTTAGGTGTCAAAGCTAAGTTCATGTGCTTTCATGGAGATAATATTCGTGGAAGTATGGGACTACCTTTCTATGGTTACAACAAAAAAATTCTAGGTTGGAAAGCATTAGCAAGTGCAGACTTGATGGAAGATTTCACACACGCAGTATGTGGACACTACCATACACCAACATCTCTATATCTTAATGATGTAAGAGTATGGGTAAACGGCTCAACTGAAAGTCATAATGGATATGCACTTGAACAGTTGGCTGCTATGGGTAGACCATCACAATTCTGTTTGTTTGTTAAACCTTCTAAAGGGGTAACAGCAGAGTACCTAGTAAATCTAGAAGAGTAATAATGTTAGAAACTATATTTCAATGGGTGATACTATTCTTAGTAGGCGTATTGATAGGCAAAAAAATATAAGGAGAAATTTATGGACAAGGAAACACATAAGAAATTAATCAAAGACTTTCCTAGTAGTGTAGTTAAACCTGCACCTAAGGGAAAGTTTGGGGACTATGTACCCCATCACATATACACACAACGACTTGTTGATGTTATACCTGGTAAGTACAACTTCTCTTACGAGATAGTAAGAGGTAAGGATAACACTATCGTAGGTGCTAAATGCAGACTAGAGATAGAGAAGCTAGGTGTAGTAGAGGAAGTCGGAGATGTTGATATGAACGCATTTAAAAGAAACATAACCGAAAGCGAGATACTTAAACTAGCTGTATCAGATGGTATTAAAAGATGTTGCATGAGATTTGGAATTGGACTAGAGCTATGGACAGGTGGTACTACTGAGGAAGAACACTATGCAAATGATACTTCTGAAAAAAAAATTAAAGATGACGCGGTGAAACCACCCTCAGCTCAAGTAAAATCAGATGCAGACAAGTCGCAGGATAGCCTTTCGCCTGCCGTTAAGACCATGGCTTCCTCTGCATCATCAGATAATCCAGTATCTGTATTAGAGAAAGCTAACTATTTACTAACAGGAGATAAGCATCCTAATGGAGATAAGGCTCTTGATGAGAATGGATTATGGTGTATCTGTGGAGGAGAAGTTAACTATATACCAGAACATAAAAAGACTTCTGCTAAAGGACCTGACTTTAGATGTTCTAAAGCTGGTCAATGTACAGCAGGAGATACTGTAGATGGTAAAGTATTTGCTAAGTCTTGGTGGATAGTAGATTACAGAAAGGAAACACCTAAGTCTTGGACTAACTATGTTGAAGCACTCAATGGTGTAGTCATGCCTAAGATTAAAAGCATGGATGATATCAAAGAAGGGGAAGCTCCCTTCTAATGTTATATGGAACAGATAAAGTGTTCCTCGTTACATGTATAGATTGTTATAAAACTTATTGGCATAACGTACAAGCATACAAAGGCTTATGCCCATCATGTGAGAAAGCATTTGGAGAAAGGATAGATGATGTCTCAGAAGGAAATAGTAGCTGAACTACTAGAAGATAATAGAAGAGGTGTATGTGGTACTACATTCTTGAAACATTATATACCAAGATTCGGTAGTCTTATCTTTAATTTAAGACACGAAAAGAAATGGAATATAGTTAAAGAACGTTGTGATTTACACGAGCATAAAAACACTCAATGGAAATATAGATTGTTACAAAGCGACACTACAAACTACAATGTAGAAGAAGGTCAAACTTATTCTTTTAATTTAAATTAATTACTGATTTGTTTTTTAGCGTATGTCTTAACTACTGCTAATGCAGCACCACCACCAGCTAATGCAGCTAACTGAAGTACTTCAGCGTCTACACCAACTAACGGAGCAACTGTTAAGGCACCAATGAAAGCCTCAATGAAGGTCCAAGCTGTTCGCTCAACCATGTCTTTAAGTTCTTCACTCATTTTATAACTCCATGCTTCGTTCCAAGGGGTCCACGCCACATCCTTCTTGAATGTACCTTTAGATGTTCTTGCTCTTATTTTTTCTAACATTAATTTATTATTCTACCTTTAAGCATAGCATTGCCTGTTAATACATTTCCATTAATCTCTTCTAGTTTCTCCATTACTGTGCTTGTAAGTACTACATCATCAGTAGATTTATTAGATAGTTCTTTACCATCTAAGTCTATCTTGCTGTATTCTATGGTAACTTTCTTACCTTGTAGTAATTGATTTGCTACCTTCGAATACATTTTTTTGTATGCTACAGCACTTGAACCAACCATACCATTAAAGTTTATATCTAAGTCTTGTTGTGTTTCTCCTACAATTAAGCAACCTGATGTATGCTCATCTGTATTACCTGTATGAATTAAGATATATGTAAACCCTGGTACATCTTGTAAATGTAACATACCGTAATGTGCATTCTTATATCTAGCTGAATACTTAGCATGGAATCCACCTGTCTTTCTAAACTTTATATCATATGTACCTTCAGGTATGCAGGTTTCATGCATTACCTTTACTGCTTGATACTGGTCCTCTAATGTATAACATTCAAATACACCATCAATAAATAACAAACCATTAGTTGCATCTTTACCGAACTGTGTTCTTACTACCTGTAATTTCATTCTTCTTCCTCGCTTTCTAACCAAGAGATATGTACTCTTGAACCATCCTTAAGTATAAACCAAACATGGTCTTCTTTATCTGTGTCCATGTTTACAATTACATATGGTTATATTAGTATAACCATTCTTAGATTTATAAGACCTACAACTGCTATCTACTTGCTGATTTATTAACTTCATTCTTTTTATTATCCTTCCTAAACCCTATGGTAAGTAACCATACGGCTAATGTAATTAAAGTCGCAAGACCTGTAACCTGTTGAGCTGAACCAGTAAGAGTAAGTGTAGCTATAACTAAACCTACTAAAGTCCAACTAAGATTTAAAGTTTCTTTAATTATTTCAATGAGCCAAGCCCATATCTTTTTAAACATTATGACTTCCTTAATATAAACGCTGCCATACTAGCTATTCTAGTCAAAATTACAGGCACTACAACTTCTTGAGCTTTTTCTCTCTGGTCTGTTGTCATATCATCACCAATATTATCAATGGTTATCTCTTGTATATTATCAAAGTCTACAAAAACTTCTATTGGATTCTCTAAGAACTCCTCATACTGTACCTCTGTAACAACATCAGCAAGTGTATAGTTCTCTACATCCTTATTTTCTACAGCTCTCTCAACATATTCTTCTACAGCTTCAGCTACTATCTCATCATCCTTAATAGCTTCAGCAATAATCTCAACATCCTCAGCTTCTACTTGTAATATTTCAGCA